GCTGGGAAAGAAAAGCAGAAAACTATCTGGCTTCTCTTTATCTTGCAAGCTCAATCATTGTTTTTAACTTTTTTAATAGGTAGTTTTGAGACCGGTTCTAAGATTGAAAGTAGGAGGGGTAGCTTTTGGTTTGGAAAAGTTTTTTTAAAACGTTTCTTAAGATTTTTTGAATGACGGATAAAAAATAAAAACATTCAATTTCTTCTTAATGTATCGTCAGATTTATAAAAAACGTAAGTTAAAAAGAGGTCGGATTAATTTGCTATCCAAATCTTAGAGGAGCGCAATTCGACAATAAAGAACAATTGGCAACTCATACCCGATTGAGATTTATTACCGAGACGCATAAAAATAATGCCAAAGATTGACGAGTCATTTTGCAAAGATGCGAAAAGCTTTCAAGAATTGCGTATAGTTCGGAATTGTTTTTGAAGAAGATTCCAACATTCTAACTTTTTTGAAACAAGCTCATTCGCGTATTTTTTCATGAATCCGAGTGGTAACCTGAGTCTGATAAACCGATAGAGTCATTGAAAAATTCCATAGTGGAATTAAAAAACTGTTCTAATCGCCTATTTCGATGAAACGGAAACAGAAGGATAATTAATTTTTAACAATTCTAATGCGAAATCGATGATTATGCTTCGACCTAGAACGGCGTCTCTAAGAAAGCGATTTTGCTTTAGTGCCGTCCCGAAATCTCAAATGTAGGAATTACTACGAGAGCTTAACAACAATAAATTCTGTTAGAAAGTTTATAAACTTACCCATTTTGCAGGAACTTCTACGTTTTATTAGGTTTTACTATCTCTACATAGTAGAGTGTTCGAAATTCTGCGTCTAAGCGCGGGATTTATGTTCAAATTGGCGGTATTCTATTTTATAGGATGAGTAAAGTCGGATCTCATTAAAATCGTTTTTTTAGACAACGGAATCTATTCGTGTCCGCGAGCGTTACCCCCGTCGGGAATGTGCGCTAAAAACGTAACTGAATTTCAGTAATTTTAAGATTATTTCGGAAAATACGTGGGTTTAGGGAGATTTCTAATAATAGATAATTATTATACATAACGAAAAAAAGCGAAAAAAATCAAAGAAAATTTAGGAATCGGAACCTTTAAGGAGCCGATTCGAATTCCGTTGTCGCGTTTCTTGGTGCTGCGGAAGATTCTCCGAACCAACGCACAAATCGATAGACGTAGGCGGCTCGAAAAGCGTTCATACCGTCCTCAAGGCAGATTTGTTTTAACAATTGATCTGCCGGATCCCGATATAGTTTCCAGTCTAATTTTTTCTCTCGCATCAATTGATACAAAGCATCGTGTACAAGAGAACCGCGCAGAAAGGTTCTCGTATCAATCGTAGGTCCGCTTGGTCCGTCCCATGCGTATCCAGCGTCTATACTCAGTAGACCGTCCGGAGTCATATCCACAAAAATTTTAACGTCTGGATTTCCCAACTGTACAGATATCTTTGTCCGAATATCCGTTTGAAATCTATACGGTTTTACAAGCTGGTATTTATAGTTCTTTAGACTTTTAAAAATGATTTGATCCATGATAACCTCTCAATCAATATCGACCGCGTCTTTTTTAGCAAGGGCGTCCGGCGTGTGTCCAAATCCGGATCTTTCGAAAACACTCTTCACGATTTTATTGTAGAGAAGAATCGTAGCGAGATAACAAACGAAAAGTCGAATCGATTGATAAACCGCGATCGTCCAACCCGGAAGAATTTTGCAAATCTCTTCTTTAACAGAATCGAATGAGACACAGTACGTAAAAACTTCCGGCATCGTAAGCCAGTAAAAAATGTTATAGGGAACGGCGATTAACGTAGCGACGATGAACACAACGAGCTTTTTGTTTTTTAACAAGATGCGATGAGGAAGATTTCGAAACAGAACTTGAGAAACGGTAAGGACGAGACCCATGTAGAGGCCGTTGAGAAGCACTGTCGGAAGAAGTTCGGTTATAGATTCGATCATTTGTAAACCTCCTTATAACAGTCCTTTTTCTTTTAAGAACTTTTCGGGATCCGTTTCTTTTTTCCAATCCTGAGCTTTCTCATCCCAAGGCCAAACTTCGAAGTGAAGATGAGCGCCTAAGCTATAACCGTAGTTTCCGGATTTTCCGATCAGATCGCCTGCGCTAACTTTATCGCCTTTCCTAACTTTTGGATCAACGTGCTTAAACTTATAAAGGTTTTTTGAATGAACGCCTACGGCGAGAACGTACGGAGTCCAAGCGCGATCCGCCGGAACCTCACCCGATTTTACCAAGTTGACCCAGGTGTTGTTTATTTCGAAGCGAAACTTTACCGGATATAGTGGATCCCTCCCGAGAATAGATTTAATCACGCAGTCTTCCGGAGCAAATACATCGTTACAACCACCGAGATCGATTCCTAAATGAAACTGTTTGGATTTCTTACCGTCGATGTTTAAGTATCTCCATCCGTAACGCGAAGTGATATGAGAATTTGAGACAGGAAGGCAAAAGACAGGTTCTCGTTGAACCGGAATTTTAGAAATCGAATCGAACGCTTTTTCTTGTGAGATTTTTTTCGTATTGGCTTCTGCGATTTGAGAATCGTTCCAATAGTTTTGATTTGTTTGAATCGCTTTTAAGTTTAGACGTTTCCTAATGAGCGGAATAAGAAGGTTTAGAATTTGCAAGATCATTTTGAGATTCCTCCGTTTTGAAATTTTGAGTGAATTTTGTGGAGGAGTTCTTTTTGCTCATCGAATTTCTCATCAAACTTGGTATCAAGTTTTTCGATTCGAGTTTCAATCATATCTAACCTTTTGTCAGTTGTTGAAGCCGTTTGTCGAAGAAGTGCGATTTCCATCGTATGCGTTTTTTCTAATTCCATCATCCGATCACCAAGACGATCCGTTTTTGAACGTTCTTGAAACAAAAGATTCCTGTATTCCTCTTTTGCTTCTTTGATTTTCAATTCCGTATATTCTCGTTCTTCTTCACGAGTCTTTAAAACCTGAGCCCTTATTTCTTTGCACTCGTCTTTAGTTTCCTTGATCTTTGAATCGGCGTATTTCCTTTGTTCATCACGAAATCTTAATATTTGAGCGTTCACTTCCCTTCTGATTAAGAACCAAAGGAATACCGATAACGGAGACAAGAGAGGTAGATATTTAAGAATCTCATCCATCCAGGATGGTATCCCATAATCATTCAAAGGGGACAATTTTAGAAAAGTTCTATGTCTACTATGTCTGTTCTTTTCTTATTTTGATTCTTTTCTCTAAATTTTCATAATAAAACCCGATTCGCTTCGTCTTTAGAAATTCGGGAAGATTTTCGAACTTACCGGGACGCCAACCTTTTCGGAACATTTCTTCACAGTAGTTCATCCACTGATCTTCAAAACGTGCCATTCGGATCGCTTCCGATTCCGGTGAATCAAACTGCTTCTTACAGTGCGGACATTCGATTTTGAATTCTTTCAAAGTTTTTTAAACCAATAGTTTCCGAGATTCATAACCTGTTCCCATACAGGCCATTCCAGGAAAGCCGGTTCGAAACGACACTATCGGATTCACAGTGCAAGGTAATCCCTGAAGGTTGCACCATGATTTATTCAAATGAACACAACCTCCGCAAGCTTCAACGTTAGCCCAAACTTTTCTAAGCCAAGGTTCTTTTTCAAAAGCAATTTGCTTCCAATATGTCCAACGCTCTTGTCTTACCTCGTTAGAATAGTCTTCACTTTTTTTTCCTAAAATAACTTCAAATGAGGATTCCAAAGTAATCTCGTTCACTCAGAATAACCCGAACGTAAATCCTCGGCCTTGTATAATATTGCCGCCTCTGAAATTTCTTTTTCGTAAAAATTAGGATCCTTTAAAATATCTAAAACTCCCTGCTGAAATTCTTCCTTCGTATCTGCGTCTTTCAAGGGATAGTTTCTATCGTACCAAACATCCATTGCAGAGATAAACGCGGATCGCGCTTGAAGCACAAACGAAATCAAAAGAGTCGTGTTGTCGATAACGTCCTCGGGAATTTTCGGTTCGATATATTTGAATTCGATAGGTATAAATACTTTCATCCTTATCTCCTCTTAAATATTTATTGATGTATCGTTAATTCTGATTCCGATCGAGACTTTCGATCATTGCCAATGCAACGGCGGCAACTTGAACAAGCTCTTTTCGATATTCAGAATAATCCTCTTTGCCTTTATATCTAAAATACGCTTCAAGAGCCGCTTTGTTTACTTCTCCAACTTCCTCTCCGAGAATTGCGACCCATTCCATAGGCTTGTGATTTTGTTCTCCCCACTTCTGATCTTGCTTTTCTCTTTCTCCAAGAATTTCTTGAATGATCTTTTCTTTCATATCAAACTCCTTATAGACTGAATGTTTTTAGAATGAATGCGGTTAAGAGTAATCCGATTAATGAACCGAAACCTGCACCGGACGCGTAAGTGATTCGATCTCGCAAGGTTCCGAACGCGATTTTTTGAACGTTCCAGGTCCATACAAAAGAAATCAGCCCTCCTACGAAAAAGACCGCTAAATATTTCTCTTTGCTTATGAGATAAGTATTCACGGCGACTAAGAAAACTTGGACAAAACCTGTAGTAAATAGGCTAAAACGGGATTTCCAAATAAAAGACGCGATGATTAAGGCAAAGAATCCCAACACTGCCCAAACCGCCAGTGTTCCGGTGATCGTATACATCATTATCAACTCAAAAATTTCAAAATTACTCATATTAAACTTTCCTAAATAAACAAATTACTCTGACTCTGTGGTTCGTTGAAATCGAAAGATAGATTTTTCCCTCAAGGCTCCACTGGTTTCCTGCGTACTGCGGAACGACTTGATCCAGCCAAACAAGATGACCGCCGACTACGAGAGATTTCCAGGCTTCCATAAGAACTTTTCCACGGTTGACCATTAAAAAACCGTAATGTTCTGCGTCTTCTTTGGTATAGGGCGGGTCCGCTAAGATCAAATCAAGAGAGTGACCTACGATCGCGCGAACATACGAAGAAAGAAGTTCCGCGTCACCTACTATCTCAGGATTCAAATCCGGATTTTTATCCATTCTCAAATACTTTCCCGGCGGAGTTTTTCCGCTAAATAAGTGAAGAACTTTGTCTTTGTCCGGAAACATAGGGAGAAGTCTTTTTAGGTACTGCTCCGGATAAGCGCCGTGATAGTCGGAAGTGTTTTTATAATTTTGCCCAAGTTCCCATTCTCCGTATAATCTTTCTTTGAAAACATGAAGCGGCGCGTAATTCGGAAAGGACTCGTTATAAAGACTTGCTCGATCCTGAATATTGAGAGCTGTCGCTTTGGAAATCATGAAGCTTTCCTTGTCTCCGATTTGAAACTGGCTACGACGGTTGTCCTACAGCCGCCGGTATGATACGGAGGCATTTTGTTTCGTAAGTGCGCGGTAATTTCATCGCCCGACTTAGAGGCAATATTCAATTTTCTGATTTGTGCTTCTGTTGGATTTCTTCGATCTTTCCAAAAATATTCGCGAGTTGGATCATCCGCTAAAAATTCACGCACATACTCCACACAAGTTCTAACTTCAATCGTTTTACCGTTCATGAGTTTGCAGATATAGGAAGTATGGTTATCCATCACCGCTACGATTTCTAAGCGTTCGATCCCTATTTGTTCGAATCTTTCGGTACGGGAAAAATTTCTGGATCTGAGAATTTGTCCGCGAACGATATCATTCAGCTTGATTCTCAGCTTTGCGTTCGGATCAACTGGAGGAACGTGTCCTTCTTTTTTCTTTCCGAGTTTATCTTTCGGAGCCGGACCTAATAGTTCGTCTTGAAGCTTGCGGATAACTTCGTTTGTGGATCCGGTTTCCACGGCCTCCCGGATTGCTTCCTCAATTTTGTTTATATCTTCTTTTCGGTTGAATTGTTTCCCGATATCAAACTTGTATCCTTTATCAAAGAAATCTAATATGTCTTTATTTGCTTGAACCTTCGGAGGATCGTCTTTTGAATTCGGATTATTTATATCCTGCCCCGCGTCCCAGGCTTTCGAAATTGTTTCTTTCCAGTTTTTTGCAGTTTCTTCGGGAAATTTTTGTCCAAGTTCCTTTTCTAAAACATCCCAAATCGTATTGATCGCGTCGGTTTTACCCATTCCCTTTTTGGAAATTTGATTTAAGACTTCATTGACACGATCTTCGTAGGAAGAAAAGAAATGAGAAACAAACGCTTCTTCGATGGAAGCATAAACTTCTTTCTCTTTTTTTGTCCAAGCACCAAACTCTACAAGAGTGTCAAGGTCGCCGCAAACATGAGAAGTATGTTCGAACTCTTTATTCATCAGGAGTTTTTTTTTACTCCTTATACTTGAGTTTTCAGCGAAAGCAAATCCGGAGTTGTCTTGAGTTTCCAATTTATCCGAATCAAACCACTTGTCTCGTCCTAAGAGTTTTGCGCCATCCTCGGGACTGATCGCGCCAGATTTCACCATAGAAAGAACAAGTTGAAATTCCGCGGCTTCTACCTGTTTTTCTGCAAGTTTAGCTTGCGCATCAGAGAGAGGATCTAAGGAGATTGATTTCTTCCAACTTGCATCGATCGTTTGGAATCGATTCCCTTTCAATAACTGATCGAAAGTAATCGCCCGAATCAGAAGTTGGATCACTGGATACGCAAAATTTCCGAGTTTGAGAAGAAACAGTTTTCCCGCAATTTTTGCATATGCTTCCGTTACGGAATACGATCGACCGAGAATAAATAGATCGGTATCAGCACCGGAAGAAATCTGTTCCTCAATGTAGCGAGATATCGCTTCGAAGCCTCCGGTCTTGGAAGCGTCGGTTAACGTATGATGATCGACTGTCGTATCGTCGTAGGTTGCGAGAAAGCCGGACTGAGAATTTTTTTCAAAGGATTGTTTCGCACTTTGCAAAAATTCTTTCTGTTGGTTTTCGTAAGTCTTTGCATCCGTTCCCGGAAGGAGTCGCGGCCTCTTGAATTTCGCGATGATAAATCCCAATAGCCCCCATTTATTCAAAGTCTTATCGATATTTTCTTGAGTCTTGAATTGAGAATGGATCCACCTGATAGCGGAAAGAAAGGGAGGAATTGCGTACGGAGAATCTTCTTCTCTCTCGATCGCTTCATAAACATATTGTTCTTCGTTCAGCCGGTTGTAACCGAACTTTCCTTTTTCATATGGAACAAAACGAACGATGTTGTCCGCATCAATTTCTTTTTTGAATATAACCTTTTCAACGGGGATCAGACGAATTTCAGAAACTGAATCAAGATTTAAGGACGGCACAATCTCTGCGGATAAAGCTCCGGTTGTTAAAACTTGTCTAAGAAGATGATTCGTAATTCCACGATGTTTTTTAAAGAATGCGTCGATGTCGGTTTGAATCTTTTTCTTACCATTTTCATCGGCGTCGATTTTCCATTCGATTCCCGAATTCCCAAGGGTAAGTGCCCGCTTTACCGATTGAGACAGGTCCGGAAACGCAATCACGAGTTTTTTAATCAATGGAATCGATTCCAAAGGAAAGGATGGATTTACATCCTGAACAAAAAATTCCGTTTCTTGTCTGAAATCTTTTAGGTTCTTGGAACTTGCGGCAAACTCCATAAAGGAGGAAGTTCCAAAAAAATAATTGGCTAATCTTTCAAGTAAGTTCATTATGCAAACCCTCCGTATCCGGATCCACCGGATCCCGTTCCCGAAGTTTCATAAGCAATTCGTAATGAATTGAGAGCCATGCCGTAATGGTTCGGGACTTTCTTTTTGAACGACCATAGGGATTTTCCATTTTCATCTTCCCCTTTCTCTCGGACGAGCATTGTAAGGTGAAACTTGAATTCTTCGTATGCAACGAGGTCCGAATCAGAAAGTAAAAGTGGATTCGGGAATATGAAAAGTCCAGCCTTGATCGCGTCGACCGTATCTTGAAGAGAGTCATCACGATTTACATTTACGACCTCGACTTTATCTGCTCCGGGAACTTCTTCGGAATTTTCTCGATACTTCTTTGTAAAATACTGAATCTTTAAATTGTCAGGAAATCGAAGCGCCATACGTAAAGACCAGTTACGATTTGGCATTGCATCGATATTTCCATTTAATACGCTGAATCGAGTGATCTGTTCCGCATAACGTTCTTCAGCTAAGATGCTTGCCTTGTAAAGCCCGATGATTCGAATTCTTCCATCGAGTGTAGGTTCACCGAAAACTCCATGAACAGTGTCTCCTTGATCCGCTCCGTGATACGTAAAGTAAGGAGAATGATCTTTGAGCCCTTGGTCTCCTTCCCATTTTTGAATTTCACCGAGTTGTAGAGGCTGTTCTTCATCTGAAGACGAAGGCCAGCCGATGATTGAAATCGTAAGGTTCTTGCGCTTTGCACTCGTCACCGCACCGAGAAGTTTGTCATATATGGAGAACGGTTTTTTTGGTGTAAAGAGTTGAGAGCATTGGTATCCCCGACGATCGGATTTAGTTTTTGCAACGTACTCTCCTTTTTGATTGTCCAATCTGCGGCCGCATTTTTCACAGGAATAAAACACATTATTTATATTCGGATTCATTAATGCGTATCTTCCGTCAAATCCGAATATACTGATCGGTTCTTTCAACCAGCGTTCTACTAAATTTGTCCAATGTCCGCAGGAAGGACATTTTAGAAGGCGAAATCTTTGATCAGATCGTAAAAATTCAGCATGGATCCCAACATTGGGCAACGATGGCTGGGAACCGAGCATCATCCAATTCAATTTCGAAGCAAGAAGCCGATCCCCGACAAACTCAATATTTTCTTCGTCGTGTTCATCAACCTCGTCGAGCATTACGATATCCAAGTCGACCGTTTTCGTTCCGCGCTTTGTCCACGTACCGCGCATTACAAGTGTAGCCTTGTCAATTTTTTTGGTTCTCGTATTGTCTACGTTCGAATCATTGAGATGCGGTTTTAAAATCGGGCATTGATTGAGAAACGGCTCTACGCGGTCTTGAACGAAATCTTTCATCGAGGTATCGTCTGGGAAATAAATTCCAGCTTTGTAACTGGATCTAAAAATTTTCCAAACGAGTCGCGCAAGCGCCCAGACCGAATAACCGATTTGGGCGGCTTTGAGAAATATAATGTAAGGGTGGTCTTGCGATTCCCTACAAATATCTCTCCAAAATGAATAGCCGTCGAAACTGTAAGGGATAAGTTCATCGTCGCCCTTCACAAAAACGTTTTGGGTAAGGAATTCTTCCATCGTACCGTCTCGTTCGGTAGATGGCTTTCCGATCATATTATCGAGTTCTTGAAAGAATTCCTCCTGGGCGTTTTTTGTTTTAGTCTTCGCCATCGGTTAGCTCCGGTAAGAATGCGATATCGATGTCCTTCATCATCGAAACCTCGCGTTTGATATTTGCGATGTACTGAGAAAATACAATTGGATGGCTCTTTAGAAACGCATTTAACTCCGGTGTGCTTTTAATAGCTCTGTGAACCCCGCGAGCAACCTCGACCGGCTCTACACGTTCTTTTTCTTTTTCAAGCATGCGCTCTATGTCGTTCATCAATCCGCGAAATGTGTTTAACGCACCTTCACCCGATTTGAACTCGATCGTTAAGTTTCCCTGACTATCGAAAATCTGACTTTTGATCGCTTTGAAAGTACGAACTGTGTTCACGCGCAGAGTCGTAAGACTGATTTCCGCTTCTTTTAAGGCTTCGTTTCTTGCGTTTAAAAGTGCTTTCTCACGATCTTGTTCTGCTGTTGTTCCGGTTGTTTCATCAATTTCGGAAAGCCAGTTTCGAATGGTATTCGCGGTAAGTTTTGGATATTCGGTTTTTAGGGCGCTCGCAATCTGCTCCGGGTTGTAACCGGATATTACGAAAAGATTATACGCCCTGCGTTTTAGTATTTTAGAGTAGGACACAGGGAACCGTATTTCGTTTCGTCGATTGTTTCCAAACAGAAATTGAGACTTTCGTCCCCTATATCCTTTCTTTTCACGCCGCCTCTGTATCCGCGTCCGCTGAAATTTCGTCCTCGATTCTGGAGGGCTTGATATACAGACGTTCTTTTTCTTCGTTCAACTCGACTCCGATTTTCTGATGAGCCGCGAGCGGATCCGCGATGATTGAGTCCTTGTTCAACTCAAGCTTTGCGCGAATGAATACCTTAGAAAGTCTTGCGATCCAGTCGTTGTATAACTGTAGAAGACCATTTTCAGCAAGGATCTTCTCGAAGAGTTTTACGGAAGCCTTTGTTCTTACAGACGCGGGCGTTTTGCGATAGTTGAGCGTTCCCGAAATGAGTTTGCAGGTTTTTAGATTCGGATCCGGAAACAATTCTTCCCGATTCTTTTGTACGAAAAACGCGATCCCGCTCGTAACGTGATCGATTTTCGACTGAATCGGATAGAGAACTTCTTCCAGTTCAGTACGAATCTGAGAAATTTTCAAATTCGCTTCGTTTACAAGCCGTTCCTTTTCAAGCATCTGTTCGCCCATGAATTCCATTCCGGCTTCCAGTTCGGATTTATTTTTGTATTCGTTATTCGGAAGGTCCACAAGCGGACGCTTCTCTTCGGTTTTTTTAAGTTTAGCCATTCGTAGAATCTCCTTCCGATTTCGGAGTTACGTCAACCGCCACAGACTTTGAAGTCGATTTTACTACGTCCGCTTTTGGGATTCGTTTTTTACGTACGACTTTCTTAGAAGCCGCCTTTTTCTTTGCCGTCTTTACGGACTTCTTTTTCGTTTTCTTTTTTGCCACCATGATTGTTTTCCTCCTTTATTCAAAAATTATCATGTGTTTTCCGTGAAAATCGTATCGTCGTATTTGCGGGTTTTACTTCGAATACGATCTACAAGTTCGTTTTTTACGATTGCTTCTATCTCAGGTGAAACTTTACCTTCTCCATTGAGCGCGTTTTCAATCGTCACCTTATCGATATCTTTTTGATAACGCTCTTTGATTCCTTCTCGAATCTGTTTTACCGAAATCTTCAAACGATCCATGATACGAAGGTATCCGTCGGAGAGAAAGTTTCGAACGTGGTTTTCTCGGATGGTTTGATCGGATAAAACTTCCGGATATGCAAACGCGATTCCAAGAAGTGCATTACGAATTGCTAAAGGAGTTCGGTATCTACATCCGCGAATGAGAAGCTCCTTTGTTTTCTCTCCCGCTTTGCCGCGTTCGAATTTTACTTTGAAACCTTCCTCCGCGATTTGTATCAGTTCGCCATGACTTAAGTTGTTCATCGGTGCGTGGATTGTTCGGTAACCGATTTCGGGACTGGAAAGAATACTCGAAATCCGTGTCTCCGGCTTCATAAACATCAAGATTGAAAAAAGGTGATCGTCCTTTTCATGGGAGATTTCCCACACTTTTTTAAGATCGCGTAGTCCCCCGATACGTAGGGCTTGCGCTTCATCGACAATCAAAACAACTTTTCTTCCTATGCTTCTCGCCCAGATTAAAAGTTCCCGTAGTTTGAAATATTTTTCGTTTAGATTTCCGGGAACAGTTTCACCTGGGCGAATGGTTCGGATCATCTGTTTTATTATGAACGCGATTGAGATTCCGCCTAATGTGCTTTCCCACGCAGGACCTACGTGAACGAGAATGTATTTCTGCGGTTGGTTGGAAAAAAATTCAAGAAGGCTGTTATACAGATACGTCTTTCCCATGCCGACTTCCCCTGTAACGGCAAGCCAGGAATTGTTTTTTACCGCTTGGTAGGAAAGCTTTGTGATCTTATCCGTGTTCCGAGTGTTTACAAAATCCGGTCGTTTGGTTAAAAGTGCGTTCAATTTCCTGACTCCTTGCTTATGAGGTATTCGCGAATCATTTCCACAAGATCTAAAACCTCTTGTGCGGGGATCGATCCGACCTTTCGTTTGCAGGATTTCAGATTGTAGAGAACGATTTTGTCTATTTCTTCGTCCGGAATTTCTTCGCTGAATTCGAGTTCTTCTAGAAGCCAGTCATACGCGTCGTCTACCGTCGAAAATTTCGCCGGGGGAGCGGGAGTATGAGTCTTCATTTCGAGTTTTGGAATATTCAGTTTTCCGTATGGAATTTCCGGTAAATCCGGAAGAACATCGGAAAGGACGATGGATTTTTCCACAGACTTAGCGCCTTTCAAGGCTTTCTTTCGATTTTTTACTCGTTCGGTTTCACGAAATCCTTTTCGTCCACCGACGTTTTCGTACGAACCGGAAGTTCTTCCGATCGGACCTTGGTCGTCGAGAAGTAAATGCCTTCCGTCGTTTGTGGTTGCGACGTAAGAACCGTCATATCGTTTGTAGATAGAGACTTCTTCACCACAACGATCAATCGCGACCTCTTCCGATGAATAACGAAGAAGATACTTTCGCGCTTCGATTGAAACACAACCGTACGCATCCACGTCTCGGACGAGTTCGGAAACCATCGCGTCTTTCAAGTTTTGTTTCGTGACCGCACGGATCGGATTTTTTTGAACGGATGCAAGCCATTTCGCATAATTTCCGAGTTTGTCGTTTCGATGAATCTGATAACGATACAGAAGTTCATTCAACTCATCCAGATTCGAAATCATTCCCTTTACGATTCGAACTTCGCAGCTTCGTTTAATAGCGGAGATCCGGGATTCCACTGGACCCTTGGCTTTGGAGTGACCTGGAAAGTGCGGGATCCGCTTGATTCCGAGGCGGTAAAAAAATGGATCCAGAGTTTTGAAGGCGGAGTGTCCGTCGGTATAGAGGGTTTCTTGAAGTCCTTGTAAGGGAATGTAATCGTCTTCTTTCGGAAGGACGGCTCTTGTAAAAAAGTCCGCCCAGTCTGTAGAATTCTCACCTCCGTGTGTTGAGTCGCCTCCGATCGCGCTCGGTGCATACGCGTACACGTAGAACGTTTTCGAATAGACTTCCACCGCGACATAGATAATTACCTTTCTGAGTTGGGAGTCTTCGGATCCTTCGTAAATCCGAGTGATTCCCATTTCTAAATCCGGACGGACTGCAAGGTATTTTTTAGAAGGATGGAGATACACCGCGTTAAGCGGAGAAGCATCGATCATCCACGCACGATTTGCGTACGGTTCCGACCATGTTATGGAAGCTAAGGGTTGTTTTACTTGTTTACGAGCAAGTCCCTTTTCGTTCAGCCACCGTCCAAACTTGTGACGATCCCAAACGCCAGGGCGGACTTTGCCGAGTTTCTCTCCAAGTTTGATTGCAAATTCCTGCGACTTTCCGTAATCACGATTGAGCGTAAATCCGACTGTCTTCGCAGTCCCTTCTGTTTTCGTTTGTTTCTTTTGTTCGTGAAGAACTTCACCGGCGTACATGAGTTCGCAAAGTGCAAAACCCTCTTTCTCTCTGAGTTCCTTTTCCAAACTTCCGAGTCTCGATCCGGTTTTTTTGCGTTTTACTTTTGCGACCGAAACAACCGACTCTCCTTTTTCGAGTCGGTTGAATACGTCATACACTCTTGGCTTGGAAAGTCCGAGAATTCGAATCGCTTTTTGAACGATTTCACCTCTGATTTTCGCGTTTTGTATTACTGTTTTTGCATATACCCATTCTCTGTACAATGGAATTACGATTCCTAAATCCAGAACTTTCATCCCAAATCCTCCATCATGGGAACCGGTAAGCAGTCGGACCACTTTTCATGGATTGATTTGTAAATTCCGGAAAGGGATGTTAGAAAAATGGAAACTACTTTACCATTTTCTAAACTATGATCGAGTTTTGAAAAATCCGAATCGTGCGCGGCAAGGATTACGTCCGCTTGCGACTGAATCGAGTTTAGAGAATTCATTAGGATTTCCGAAAGTTCTTGTCTTTCCCGAAACGCCCTTCTTACCTCCGGAGAGATTCCGGTATCTTTTGTCTGGTCATCCACGATTTTATGAAGCTCTTCCATCGCTTCTTTGTAACTGGACGCTTCTTTTTTCGTATTCGTAACCTGGTTTTCCAAATCCCCGATGCGCTTGTCTTTATCCGAAAGAATTTTCGAAAACTCTTTCTGGTTCTTAGAAGCGAAACTCTTTTCGTAATCGGAAAGATTCATCGCCCTTCCGTCCGGGAAGCGAACTTCTCCGTCTTCGAAAAGTGCGTTCTCTTCTCGTAACCCTTCGATGATTTTCAGGAGCACTTTGTCACTTTTTCCGTTCAAAGACTTCCGGTTGATTTCCGAAGAGAATAGTTTATCCACTGCTGGAAGCGCCTTTTCGATTTTCCACCACTCAAAGACAGTGTTTTCGGTTACAAACTGCTCCATCACGGCGCATCCGGAAATTTCAAGGTAGAGTTGTTCCCGGTTTATTTCGGATAACGCAACGAGTACGGTTTCCTGACCGACTCGGATCATTTCCGTTCCGGCGCCTATCTGGCTCATCAAATAGTTGAGTCGCGCTCGTCTTTGTTCCGGGGTGACGAGTGGAACGGGTGCGGTCGATGGCGGTAATGCCACTGCCATCGATTCTGAGGCGGTTACCGAGTCTTCTTCCGACCAAACTTCCGCGACGGACGCCCGTTTTTTTACGTTAGTCGTTTTTTCGAATGTTTGTTTAGTCTTGTTCTTCTGATTTTTTTTGGGCATGCTTCTTCTCCAAGCTGATCATTTCTATTTTGAGTTCGTTTACAAATTCTTCGTAGTCGTCTGCGAGATTGTATTTTCGCAAAAAAACCATAGTACACGCACTGGAATCGATTAGGGTTGTTGCAATTTCTTTCATATCGGTTATGCCCATTGTAACGAACGATTGTAAAATGTAATGACGCGCGCCGATGAGTTCTGTTACATTTTTATCCATTATTCTTCCCCTAAGAAAAAATCTAAAATGCGAGTCCAGATCGTTTGTCTCTTGTAGTGAAGTAGAGCAGGCTGTAAATAAACGTAATGTTTCATACAATCATCCCCAGAAATTGTTTATGAATTTTCGTAAGCATTCCATTCTTCTTATATTCTTCCGCCGGATCGAAATTCAAATATGCCGGTCTCATTTTCGCTTCGATTGAAATTAAGAGTGCGAGTTCTTTTGAAGTGTGTTTTTCTTTTTGCACTTCATGGAGCCGGTTCCAATAGACTCGAAATTCCACTTCCGACATTCCGGAATGAATCAGAGCTTTTCGAAATTTGAGCGGATACGTTTTCACGTTATTTCTTTTCCTGTCGAATTCTTTCTTCTACGAGTTCTTCGTTTTGCCACTCTGCGAAATCAGAGATATAGTCTCGTCTCTCAATGTATGCCTGAAAGATTGCGGATCTTCCGAGTGCTTTCTCAGCGAGTCGCTTCCACCTTTCCGCAGAACTCGCTTCTTCCCCGAGTTCGCGCAAGACTTCGTCGGAATACTTTGTGTACAACGCCTGTCGGAGGAATACGATTCGTTCTGTGGTTGTCATTTCACTCTCCTAAGGTGAGCTTGGTTTGTTTACTCGATATATCTCTTACAAATCGTTCTTCTCGGCGTGAAACCATTGACGCAAATACGTCCGCTCCATAGACCCTTCCGTTTTCATACGCATCGTCTCCTACTCTGGTCGCTTTGAGGTGTTTGTAGCCTTCCACAAAACCGGCAAGAAAGGACATTTGATCTTGTCTGGATTCGTATTTTAAGGAAAGATCTTCCGCTTTTTTCAAGATCCTATCGTTCACAGTTCGGCCTCCGTATATTAGGTTTAGAAAATTTGCACGTTCACAAAGTAGTTCGTACTCAAGTTCCGATTCTTTGCGTTTAACGATTGATTTCATGTTTAGCCTTCCTCAGTAATTCTTTGCGTTGCTTAGGGGTTCCCCAGGCGTTCATACGAATTTGTTCACCATGCTCAGTAAGAAACTTGAAGTCATACGCGAGGATGTCGAATTTCCCGTTTTTAGTTTCGATGAATAAGTCGCGTTCCCCATCTTCGTCGATTTCATACACAAGTCTAAGTCTCATGCGATCTCCAAAAGAATATACAGATGGTTTTGTTCTGTGTTTACGAACTTCTTTGCAGGAACAGGGCATTTCTCCATTAACGCATGAAAATTGTGCGATCCTCTTGGATAGTTTACCGTGTGCTTTATTCAGCAATTTGAATGCTGAAATTACTGAATCTGGTTTTGATTTCATCGCTTGAATCAGGCGGCCTCTTCGAGTATTAGAAACTTCCTGAGGTAGCCCGATTTCTTCAAAATATTTAGAATATGCGCGAGCGATTACGAACACAACTTCCGCTCTTGCTCGACATTTTGAAAATTTGCCTGGAATAGTTCGACTTCTCTGTTTGTATTCTTGTGTCAACTCATGTAGGTTAATCGCTTTCATGCCACGAACCTCGGAGCAAACACGGCTTTATAGATTGGATATACAAGATCGTATTGGGCTTTGCGGAACTCTTCCCAGGTGGTTACGACACCCTTATACGTTGTGCGGTATTCGAAACGTTTTCGAACCATCCACTCGAACGCTTCTTCGAACGTAACAGGATTTCCTAATATTTCTCTTTCCTTATGTTCTTTGTAGGCTTCGCGTGCGTCTGCTACGGAGATTTCCCACTCTTGGAGTAGGATTTCGTTTACACGGGCGGAGGTGCGGGTTCCTCGAATGCAGTTGGAAAGTGTCGGTTGACCAATTGAGTGCTTGAGTGCGATCTCGGAGATCGTTTTCCCTGGTTTTGCGATCAGTTGGAGTTTTAACGAGGAAAATTGCCGACCGCACCTTTTATTAAACATGAGGAACTGCCTCAGAAGCAGAATGGAGGAGGCCCTCTTTTTCTAATAGAGTGCGTATATTGTGACCGGGAGCGATTCCGCTGAGCACTTGGGTTACATAACCGTAATTCAGGTTATGAATACGGGTCCATTCGGCGACGCTCCCATGTCGATATCTAAGTTCGGTTTTGATTTTTTGCCGGATTTCCTTGGGAATGAACCGTAATTCCGAACCCCAGGAGGAGTCGGAATTTTCAAATATTGCCGAATCGTTTTTGTTCATGGTTGACCTTCGCCCGTGCCGAAATACTATATAATTAGCTATTAGTAATTAATTTAGCTTAAAGCTAAAATATGTCAATAATTTTTTAGCATTTAGCTAAAAAATATTAGGCAATATTTGTCCGGCAAATATTGCCTGGAGGGAAGTTGGGCGAACGAATATCACTACTGATTGAAGCACTTGGTATATCGAAAAAGGAATTCAGTGCGAAAGTTGAAATTTCCCAGGGTTTTTTGAGTCAATTGGTTAATGAACAACGAACCGTCTCTATAGAAACACTTAGTAAAATATCGCAATTGTTTAGAGTAAATGTTCACTGGCTTATGACTGGAGAAGGTGAAATGTTTCAACCAAGTCCAGAGGAAGTTCGAAAAGGCATTGCTTCAATGGAAGATTTGCGCCAGTTGCACTTCAGAATGCAAGCCCGACCGATATTAAAAGATGTCATTCAAAGCGTAAACGAATTGGATAAGATCGATCCTGGAGGGTTAGAAATCATCAGGGATATGATCCGTAAACTTTTGAGTAACAAAAAGACATAATAATTCAATCGCTATACTTCTTCTATATTTTTCGTAAGTATATTCCTTTGATAATCCATAATAAAATCTATCTAAACAACCCTCAATTAATGCAATATTATCCTGATTCCATTCTTTAGTATCCAACATGATTTTTATTTCCTTACTATCTGTGTAGTATTAGCAAATCCCCCGACAAAATCAAAGCTAAATTTTGTAAAAATATTGCATTTCTTGTGAGTTATGTGGCATTGGGACCTTATGGCCGCAATACTTGCATTGATTTATCGAATAATTTTCAGTGTTGGAATGGAGGCTCGTGGATCGGATTTAGTTCTTCCAAATTTCATTGATTCGAAATGCCCAAACTATGGCATCCTTTCACCCGGCCCCGAACTGGAGAAAGCAAGGTTCGAAGGCGATCCAACAAAGATTTGGGTAAAAAATATAGAAGGAAATCATACAGCTGTTCCAACCTATACTGCAACTGAAGCCCTTAAAATTTATGAAGGTTGGGAATTTCGTCAATTTTTAACGGTATATGAAATGGTTTGTGGGAAAGGGTTGAAACCACCGTTTTACGACATGATTCCCTACGTTAAATCCGAACCTTTGAGAGAATGTATCCAAAACGCAAATAGTTCAAACAATCCCAGGGCCGAGGCGGAATGTTATGAGGAAGCAAATGCTCAAAAAAAATAAAACGATTCTATTTCAAGTAATTCTAATATTATTCGCATTGTTTCACTTGATTTCGATTCAAGCGCAGGAATCATCTTACGCATTAAATGCGCCTTGCCGAGAATTCGGAAATTATTCCACTTTGGAAGAAATTAAGAAAGCAAAGCTAAAAAACGATCCTACTAAGATTTTGGTTAAGACAGTAAAAGGTAATCAAATTGAAGTTCCGGCAACAGATGCGTATGACGCAATTAAAATTGCAGACGAAAAAGACTTCGGCAACTTTATGAAAACTTACGAATCCATTTGCGGCAAAGGCATAAAACCCCCGTTTTATTATTCGATTCCTTTTGTCGTGGAGTTGGAAACTCAAAAATGCGTAGGAGAATCAAAGAGATTCAAAAGATCTTCCGTCTTAAAGAGTGAGTTTTGGAGATCGAAGGCCGAGCAACTTTCTATATCAATCTGCTATAATACTCGCAATGCAATACTTAATAATCCCCTGGCCCTTCCCGAACCATTAGATTCGAAGTGTCCGGACTTTGGTATTCTCTCGATTAAAAAAGAAGATTTGAATAAATTCAAACTGAATAGTGATTCAGGAAAAATATGGATTCGAGCTGCAAATGGAAAATTTTTGGCAGTTAGAAATGATCAAGCAACAGAAGCTTTTAAAATTTCAAATGATGATGAACTATTTTATTACTATGTAAATTTTGCTATGGTTTGCGGCGAAAGAGTTCCTCCACATTTTGATGTTATTCCGTATCTTGAAACGGAAAGTACAGAAGGATGTATTCGACATGCTGACAAGAGCAATCCCCGAGCCGAAGCGGAATGTTACGAGAAAACAAATGAGAATTTTCTCAATGATAAGTTCAAAAAGAAATAACCTACTTCCCCGAAATCGCAATCAGACCCTGAATTAAGCCGGATGCTTGTTTACGAGTGAGTAAATCAAACGGCTTTTTGTATTGCCTTTTGGAAAAATCGTCCAAGTCAAGCTTGTAAACCCCCTTCCTGTTGATCTTTTCACAGATTTGTTTCGCGAGTTGTTTTTGATCATAAGAACGTTTTTGAAGATTCTTCTTTAAGATAGAAATCGGATCTTTCGGCTTTTGTTTGAAAGCTCTTTGGCGGGCTATATTCAAGATATTGATTACTGCATGGACCTGCAACGTATTTAAAGAAGATATAGAGTTAGATCCGGTTTCATTCAAAACGATTTCGTAAACTTTCGGTTTCGACAAACCGGCTTCTCTTGCGGTGGCCCAAAGTTTCTTCAATTGGTCCGAATTGATTTTTTTGTCCGTAAACATCTTGTAAGTCCCTTAAAGAAGGATACGTCTCTTTTTTCTGATTGACAAGAATATTTTTGTATATTAGGAAATAGTTAAGTATGAACGCACTCGTAACAAAAACATCAAAAATTAAACTATCATCCCACGTAAGAAAACTATTTTACTCCACTCGCGAATTTGCAAAACTCTTAGGAAAGAGCGAGAAAACGATACAACGCTGGAAAGAGGAGCAGACATTCCCTTTCCCATCGTATGAACTTGGAGAACGAAGTACCGTATGGCTGATCTCGGATGTTGAGAAATGGCTCAATTCCCGCGCGGAGAAAAAGTAAGGACATAGCGGACATTCGAGTTTAACGTTTTACTAATTCTCTTTCTATCAAAAACACATAGGCTAAACTCGCCATGTGCCAAAAGCAAATTTAAAATTCGATTTTAACGGATATGCAAAATTAAAATCCGGGCTTCTTCTTCATCACTCAGGATTTGCGCGGGGAGAATTTCGTTCTCTCCACGCAAACTTTTTTCAAAGCGGAAGTTCTATAAACACGGGAGATACAACCGAACTCATAGAGAATGAAGAATACGCGGAATTTAATTTCCGCATGTTGTCCGCGGTTTTGATCGAAGGGTGGTGGTGTGATTTTAGAAATCCTGCGATCTTAGAATCCGCAGTAAAACGTTTCGCAACTAAAATTTACACGGATCATCAAAGAACCGTTCGTAACGCGATCGGAATTACGCGGAACCCCATATTCACAAATCGTAATAATATACCGGGTATCGATGCGGTTTTTCGGATATATAAAGAGTTTGCCTCCGATGTAATCGCGCGATTGAAAACAAAACCGGCATTGATTGACGCGAACTCTGTTGGAATCGGTTTCACATACGAAAAATCACATCCACAAATTGATAATTTTTACGGTCGCTTAGGCGAAGTCATCGACGGCGAATATGTCCGTCTCATTCCGATTAAAATCCTTTCTGTTCCCGAAACAAGTCTCGTTGCAGTGCCTGCGGATGATACCGCCAGGAAATTCGCGGGATTTGATTTCTCTCAAGGCAATCTTTTAAACACAAACGTAAACAATCAGGAGGATACAATGAAAATCAAACGCACTATTTTGTCACTTCTGGGGGTTGATTCCCAAAAACTCGGTCTGTCCTTTGGGGAGGGCGAGTCCTTGGAATTGCCGTCGGAAAAAATGGAATCCGTGCTGGAAGAAGCGGGGAAAACCATCACAAAACTGCAGGAACAAGCACGTCAAAGTGCTCTTCTGCAAAACAACTTAAACCAGTTCGCCAAACTCTTCGGAAGCGAAGTATTCCCGGCAGGAATCGATTTTGCATCTAAGGTTACCGAACTCCAAGCCCTCTTGGAAGAACCCAAAAAACTGCTCACTGTTGAAAGGGAAAGGGCGATCACCGCATACCGCGTTTTCTCAAAAAACAAACCCGATCCCGTTATCGAAAATCTTATCCAAGGCGCAAACCTGGAACAGGCCAAGGCGTTTTCGAAACAGTATGGCGCTTCATTAGAAAATTCGCATCCGTTTAAATGTGAAGACTGCGGTTCGAACAAAGTGTCTCGCGCATCCGGAAGCCTAAACGAACCTCAAGGTGGAGCGAAAACTTTTCAAAAGAAAAGTCCCGACAGCTTCAAGTTGAGTAAAAAGTAAAAAGGAGAAACGAACATGCCTTTAGAGGAAGCATTCGAAGTTGGTACTCGTGGGATCGTTGAACCCGTAACGATCACCGTAAAACATCAGGATCTCACCAAAAACGCAATCGGAAAACCGGCGAAGTTTTCCGCAAACATGGAAGTTGTTCTCTGCGCCGACGGAGATTCACCCGTCGGGCAAATTGTAACGGTAGATGAGAAGGGAAAAATTCTCGGACTAAAAACCTTTGGGGTTTTCGAATACGAATACTCTGGATCTAATCCTACTTTAGGTTTCTTGAATATTCAAGCGGACGGAACCGGAAAGATCAAAACCGCAGCGACTGGAACTCGAGTTCTCGTCATCTCCGTTGATACCGGAGCGAAAAAACTGGCCTGCATACTTTAAGGAGAAAAGAAAGTGCCACACGTAAAATTAGATAACGGGCTTGTTCGTCTCGACTTACAAGCCGAAGCATATTCCGACGCGAAACGCGAAGGACTTTCCATGAGCGAGTTCATGGAGAAAGAGGAAACCACGTTCGGATACGACCCGGAAACTCCTGCTGGAAAAAATCTTTCCGCATTCGAGCGTCAGCTCATGGCGAATGACGTATCGATCGGTGAAGCGTCCTTCTCCGTCGACGACTTCGTCAAAGCATCGAACCAATCGAAGTATCTTTTCCCTGAGTTCGTCAACCAAAACATCTACATCGGGATGAACATGGGACAACTCCAAGTGAAGTTGGAAGATACGCATTCCGTGAAAACTCGAATTAGCCAAGGCGCGGCAAGATCCGTAGCGTTTGATATCGACGGATCCGATCTTACCGCGAAGAAAAAGTCAAAGGAAAGCGGAAGTAAATTTCCGAAAGCTACGATCAAAACTCAAGATAAGGCAGTCGAAACCAGTCCCGTAGGACTCGAAATCGATTTCACATACGAGGCTTTGAAGAGAATGCAGATTCTCAAAGTTCAAAACATCTTTCAAGTTTTCGGTTGGAAACTTTCCCAACAGATCACGAAAGAAGCGCTTCGAGTCATCAAGAACGGTGACGGAAATACGGGAACGGAAGCAAAGACATCCCAAACTGTCGCAAACGTTTGGAAATATTCTGACGTAGTGAATCTACTTCTCTCCGCCGATCAGGGAGTCGAATTCACTCATGCGGTTGTTTCCAAAAACTTTTTGGAGAAGATGCTCACCGACGAAACAAACTTCAAGCAGTTCCAGTCCATGAACCTTCTCGAAGGGTACGTGAAAACCGGTCAGGTCGCAAACTTCTTCGGAGTAAACTGGAAGACTCACCCCGACATGGACGACGAAACGATCTTAACATGGAACAAGGATGTAACGTTGGAGCTTTACGAAGATTCCGCAGGCCAACTTGTAGAAAGCGACCGGTTCATCCGTGAGCAAATCGAAGCAAGCGTAATCAGCTACGAATTTGCATTCGGAAAACTCTTTTCTCAAAGTTGTGATTACAAAGTCTTAGGTCCGTAATCGGAATATTCAAAAAATGTTGAACAAAGTCGCAGACCTCAAAAAACAACTCAGAATCCAGGCGGAAAGCCTGGATCTTTCTGATGAAAGAGACGGGGATTCTCCGTCAGCCTATGAGGATTATCTTGAGTCTGCGGCGATGCTTGCCTGCGTAAGAATGTTTTATTGGGAAGTTACGATACCGGATGAAGGACCGTTTCGCCCAGCGCTTCTTACAGCAGAAGTCCTTCTCATCAAAGCCGAAATCATTGAAGAATTCGGATTCAATGACGGCTTCGATCCCGAAGAAGTTTCCACCGGCGGCGGCGAAGGAACGCGTGTGAAACATTCTCGAATGAGCGCGGAAGAACGCGGAGAAATCGCAGAAGGATTTCGTAATAAAGCCTACTTTCTTCTTTTTGGAAAACAGCCTTCCGAATCTCCGGGGGTTGTATGAGTACAAAGGCTTTGTTAAGTCGAGCGATCCAGAAAGGATCTAAGACAAGAATCAAGATTCTTTCTCCCGTCTCAACTCCCGGTCCTTCCGGCATGAACGCATCGAAGAAGACGACATACAAACCGGGAAAAAGTTTTTCTTGTATTTGGATTTGGAAAGATGCGACTAACGATAACGAAGTTGGGGAAAGGCAAGAGTATCGTGCCGTTTGTCAAATCCGTCCCGAGGTATTGGGTGCGGAAATTCTCTCTCCGGATTGTCGGATTGAGAAGGAAAGTTTCGGAGAATGGCTCATAGATACGATCCATCCGGTTCAAGAACTGGAAGGGTTTTCTTTGATCCGTATCGAAGTCCGAAAACCAAAAGCGGGAGGAAACAAAGTATGAAATTCCTTACCGTAACGGATACGTTCGGCCCCGTACTTCAGAACGCAGTTTCGAAAGGACAAGACAAACTCGTAAAAGTCCAAGACAAAAACGCTGCACTTGTCCAGGCGAACATCATCAAAGGGATTCGTTCTCAGAAATACAAATCCGGTTGGCCGGAACTTGCAGAAACGACGAAGGAGAAAAAACAAAAAGAAGGAAAGTCTCCTTTGACTCTCATCGAAGACGGAGAGTATTCCGCTTCGTTTGAAATTACAAAGGAAGGAGATTCCCGTGCGATCGGAACCAACTCGAAACAGGCACTCGCGTTAGAACGAGGATTTGAGGCAAGAAATCTTCCTGCAAGGCCACACGTCGGACCAGCATACGAAGAATCCAAAAAAGTGATCATAGAGAATTTCAAAGAAGCTATGAAGGAGATTTTCAAAAAATGAGAAAATCTCACATCGACTTCCTCCGCGAGATGGTAACGAATATCGAGATCGAAGAAACGGTCGTATTTTCGCCGGAAAAATTCTTCGAATATCAACCTCCGATGGATCAGATCGAAGAACAAATTCCTTGCGCGATCATTCGTTTTTCGGAACCGACGAACGTTCTTGGAAAGAAAATCAAACTTCGGTTGGAAAAGATCGTTCGCGGAAATTCGACTTTTATTCAGTACGCGGTAAGACAGGCAAAACAAGATTTCAAATACACAATCGATTTTTGGATGAACACCCCGGAAGCGGATGTTGGAAGCACGGTTTCAAATCGCGGAATTCTCGATCAATGTGTTTTATACGTGAGCCAAAGAAGATGGTTTAAAACGGAAGAACAGATTCCGATTCGTGTTCGTCTCGGGAAATCAAACGTTGTGGATGATCCCGCAAAAGAATCAGGCAATTATAAACTCTATCTGGAAGTTATCTTCAACGACGGTCTTTATACGATCGAAGAGGAAGAGACTCTTTCCGGAGTAGAACTCGAGGCCGCAGAGCCAATCATAGAAGGAGTGTAAGATGGATAGATACCAAGCGGTAACTACGATAAACAAGGTTCGGATTCCGGATAACGCGATTTTGAAAAAAGAAATCGTGTCAACGAATAGAACATATGACTGCGGAGAGGTTCTCGAGAACTATTCGATCAAACTGTCGCAATCTTCCGGACCGAAAAGTGTTCCGATGGAAGAACTCACCGACGTTAGTCTCATCCATCTGGAAGGAGTTTGGGATGAAACGAATTCGACATTCTCAGTGAAAGAAGGTGATCCTGCAGCCTTCGAGTTTGAATTCAACGGATCCGGTCTTTGGATCGGAGCGAAAGAACTCAAACTCTGCGGGATTCGAGACTTAACCGGAATCGAAGTTCGTTGTCCGGATCCGAACGGGCTTCGGATGAAAATCAAAGTTTTTGTAGGTGCAAAAGGAGAGTAAAGATGGCCGTAAGTTCAGTTTCAACAACGCACGTATCCGGAGGACTCGGAAACAGTTTTCCGTACGAAGATAAGGTCCACGCGAAAATCGGAGAGGCGGAAGGATACGATGCAAACACTCCGATTTTGATTTCTTCCTACCAGCAAGGAAAGGACGTATTCATCAAGGGAGAGTTAGTCGATGCACTCAAACAACACTTCGAAGAATTTGACGAAGAGCTTGGCGAAGTTCCCGTTCCGGTCCTTTGTGTTCGACCTGAAAACGATCAGGTTGGAAGCGTGGATCCGATGATTCCCGGATCGGCAAACACTGGTTTGGCGGATCCGCCTACAATTTCAGGAACCCCCGTCGGAAACCGATCTGTTGTAATTCGAGTTTCTAAGGCGGGCGCGCTCGGAACCGCAGAATATCGTAAAAGCGAAGATGGCGGGGATACGTTCGGGCCCTTGCTTGTAACTCCTGTTTCCGGAGTAATTGCCCTTGCCGTTGGAGTTACCGCAACGTTTCATAACGACACTCCTCTCGCAGATACGTTTCACGTAGGGGATACGTTTACGTTTAACATCAAAGGACCCGGTCCTTCCGAACAAAGTCGACTTCTCGCTATCCAAGCATTGAAAACCGTAGACCAAGGAAGTACTCCTTTTTACTGGTTTCACCACCTTGGAGACGTTCGTCGTTCATTTGCCTTTTCCGTTTCGGTTCTTCTGGAAGAAATGAGAACTGAAAATCTTTTTCGGATCTTTGCGGTTTTGGAAATCGAGCGAAAACTTCCATCCGAATCCGTAGAATCCTATTTCCTTCGGATCGGGGACGAATGGGATTCTTTCGAAAACGAAAGAGTTTGTGTGGTCGGTGCGGAAGGCCGTTACATTCCCGGCGGGATCAGCTCAAACGGCGGATGGAACGCTTCTCTCGAACTTGCCGGGGCGATCGGAGAATGGCGCAATGCTGCTACGTTTCTATGCGCGAGGCTCGCGGCTCATCGTGTCAACGTTAGCGCGGCTTGGGTTGCCAAAAACAAATCCAGAACCTTCATCGGAATTCGTTATTGGAACGAAGGTTACAAAGGATACCGGACCGCCTTCGATGATATGGGTCTGACAATTCTTCAAATCTATCCGGACTACCAAGGTGTCTTTATCGCATCCGACAACTTGATGGCCGGTGCTACATCCGACTTCCAGTACATCCCGGAACTTCGTCGGGCGAATAAAATGCACCGGGTCGTTTACCGAGAGTCTCTTCCGTTTCTAAAATCGGATACGGAAACCAACTCCGGAAGCGGGGGCCTCGACTATCTCAAAGCCGTAATCGACGCCAAGGTTTCTTCTGAGATGGAACGAGCTGGAGAAGCCGAAATATCGGGACACGAAATCAAACTGCAACCGATCAAAACAGTGAATGGGAGAAAGATTCTTCCTGCAACTCTCAAGATGTTCATCAAAGACAGAATCGATGCCATTCAGTGGTCCACTGAATTTGCGCTCGCGTAAACAAACGAAAAGGAGAAATTCAAAATGCCAAATCCAGGAGATATTTTACCGCAGAGTTTAAGTTTCGAAAACTTCACTCTCAACATGTTGGGAAGAGAACTCATTAAGTTTTCTAAGTTTAGTTTAGACTACGAAGCGGATATCGCGTTCAAACTCGGAAAAGGTGGAGAGCCAGTAAGCTGGTCCGTCAAGAGTTACAAGCGAAGTGCAAAGGCGACAATCGAACTCGACGAGTTGAAATATATGATCAAACTCGCCACCCCTTTTGGTGGGGATCTTTTAAAACTTCCACCTTCTCCGATTACTGCGCGTTGTGAGGTGGAAGGAGGAACTCTGCTTTTAACCGTCCCTGCGGCGAAGATCATTAAGTTTTCCCTTCCGTTTGAGACAGGAGCGGATGCGGCAGAAACGGACTTAGAACCGGTCTCAAAACTCCTTGTACTTTGAGAGTGTAATACTATAATTGTGAAATGGACAAATATTATTCAGAGATTCCCGAGGGACTTTGGA